CCGGGGGCTACGTATCAGGTAGCGCCCGAGGAGCCGTACCAGCCGCGCCAGTCCGACCAGCCGAACGCATAACGCTCGCGGGCCTTGAAGCGCAGGTTGCCCGTGTCGAAATCCGGCTCCATCTTCGTCTGGAGCGGGACTCGGACGAACATCTTCGAGCCGTTGGGGGCGTCCGTCTTGATGAACCAGGCGTTCGTGTCCGTGAAACGCTGGTTGACGGTGTAGCCGCCCGGAAGCATGCCCATCGACTTCATCGCGTTGATGTCGTTGTCCGTGACACCGACGCGACCCGGGCTCTTCAGGATGCGCTCCGCCACGAACTGGAGCTGCGGCGGAAGATGCAGGCTGACACCCTTGGAGCCGATGAGGATGCCTCGGTCATCTCGGAAGAGCGAGATGTTGATGAGGGCATTCTCGAGGGCCGTCTCCGAGAGGTCCACCGCCACCGTGTTGCTGAAGTTGCCAGCACCGATGGTGGGGTGCAACGCCGAGAACAGCGGGACGTTGTCACCACCCACGAAGGAGGTGTTGAACCCGTTGTTGTAGACGTTCGCCGCCTTCACCTGCTTCGTGTTGGCCATCGCACGAGCGAGGGCCTTGGCACGAACACGCGCGAAGGTATCATAGAGGTTGTCCTCCATGGCCTCCTCGGTGATCGAGAACGCGAGAGCGATGGTCTCCATCGTGTAGCGAGAGGTCCAGGCCTCCTGCGCGTTGTCGTACTCGACGGCGGCACCCTCATCCTTCGTCGGCGCGCTGCCGAAGCCGGTGAAGAGAACCTCCTCCTCGAACGCACGCTCGGAGTTCTCGATCTCGAACAGCGGGAGATGCTGGTCATCGACCGAGCCATACTCCACCCCGAACACGGCATTGAGGCCGGGGAGAAGCTGCTTGGCGATGTTAGCCCTAGTGATAGCTGCCATGTGTCTTTACTCCTTAGAAGGCAGAGGCCTGGGTGTCGCGATGCTGGACCCAGCGCACTTCCACGATGGGGAAGGCGTCATTCCACGAGTTGTCCGGCGTGTCGTAGAGACCGATGAGACGGACGAGCTTGCTGGCCGTGGTGCGCGTGGAGGCCTTGAGGACCGCCTGCGACTGGCCATACGTGGTGTTGACCGAGGCAATGGCCGAAAGCTCGAAGTTGAGCCCCACGTCGCCCACCGTCACCGAGGCGTCGGCCTGGACGATGAACGTGGCCACGGCATCATCCACGACGTAGGCGTAGATGTTGCTGTCCGCCGAAGACGTGCCCGCCGGAAGGTACGGCGACCAGGTCGGCCTCTTGGTGACCGGGTCCACCCACTTGAAGCCCTTGGCCACGCCGAGGGTGTAGTCGGCGGCAGCCGTGCAGGCCTGGATCTGGCCGCCCGGGATCATCTTGATCGGGTCGCCATTGCCGATGTCCGAGGGACCGGCGGAAGCGCCGACACGGTACGTGGTCAGGGCACCCGTGTTGGGGGCACCGCCACGGATACGCACCGGCTGGAGGCCGAAGGGCCGCTTCGTAGTAGCCATGCTGTATACTCCTTACGCGGCGGCCCTTTGGTTCAGTCTAGAGTAGGGGTGCGGCCACCAGAAAACACCTTGCTACTAGATCCCCTGTTGGAGATCGGCATGGCCCGGTTGAGCTGCCGATTCTCCTGAAGCTGTCGGTCGATGGCGTCGGCCAGGGACCGGGTCCTCTCGGCCATCTGGCGAGTACGAGACTCGCTGATGTCGAGAGGGAGCTTGGCGAGGGCCAGGTCTCCGATGACGATGATGTTCCCGTGGTTGCCGTACTCCAGGGAAGGAGCCTCGGTCCACTCGGGGGCATCGTCCTTTCGGAGGAGTTCGTAGCCCTCACGAAGGCGCGTCATGACGTTGACGGGGTCGGGCTTGCCCTCGAGCATCACCCGGATCCACCTGGTTCCGAACCCCTCGCTCTTGAGGCGCAGGGTCAGGGACTCCGGCACATCCAGCTCGTTGGGCTCCTTCCACTCCCGGCGGCGAGCTTCCTCGTCGCGAGTACGGTGCATCGTCATGTTCACTTCCTTCCGCGCTGAATGTCGATTGTGACGTAGCCGTCGCCCGCATCCTGGATCTTCTCCTGGTAGCGGGCAGTGTCCTCGAGGGAGGCACCCAGGCGCTTGGACGCCCTCACGGTACCCTCATCGAGGCGGACACGCCTTCCGGGAGTGCGCGACTGCCCGGCGACGATTGCCTTGCGAGGCTCTTCCTGGACCTTGCGCCCCAGCTTGGATGCCATGCGGGGGAGTTCAGCCAGGACCCGCTTCTCCACCTCCTCGTAGAACTCTGCCGAGTTGGGGTCGAACCCCTCCTCGATGAGGTCATCGGAGATGGCAACAGCGGTTGCCGTCGCGACCCTGTCGGCATCGGGCCCCCTGCCGAACCAGGAATTGGAATCCATCCAATCCTTGGTGATGGGGGCGAGCTGGGACTGGGGCTGAGGGGGTTGCGGCGCGGGGGTAGGCTCGGGAGCCTTCTGGTTGCGCTGCCATGCCTCAAGGGCCTTGACTTCCAGCTTGGCTTCGATAAGCTCGTGCTGTGCCTGGAGGAGGGCATCCTTGTCCGCCGAATCGTAGGCGTCCTGGAACCTCTTCTCGGCCAGCTTGATCTTGTCAGAAGCCGACTTGCCGTATAGGTCGTAAGCCGTGGACTCCGTTTCCTTCGCCTTCAGCCGGGCCTCCTCGGCCTCCTTGCGGGCAGCCTGCAACTCCTCCTTGAGGCGCTGCTGCTCTGCCTGCAATTCCTTGTTCGAGCCAAGGAGCTTCTTGATGCGCTTCTGGGCTCGGTGGCCCAGCTCTGAAACGTCTTCCTCAGGCTTCTCCGGGGGCGCTTCGACGGGGGTCACGTCGGCCTTCGGAGCTTCGGGGGCGGGGTTGTTCACCTCGACCTCGACCCACTCTTTGTCTTCATTCACAGTTGCGATCCTGCGTTACGCATTCCCAGAATACTTGAAAGGAGTGGGGTTGTCAATACCCTCACTCGTTGATGCGGGCGGGATCCTGGATGACCGCCAGCACTTCATCATCGTTGAGCAGGAGGAACTTGACGCCACCATAGGAGAACTTGGCTCCAGAGTAGCGCGGGTAGAGAATGTAGTCCCCCACCGAACACCAGGGCTCGTCGCCCATATCGGGGCGCGTGTAGGCCATGGGGCCCACCACCTTCACCTGGCCCACGCTGCGAATGAGGTCCATCGTCTCGATGGTCGCGTCGGGGATGATGATCCCGCCCTTCGTCTTGGGGGCGTTGGGGATCGGCCTCACCAGGATGCGCCATCCCCTCACCGTGGGGAGATCGGCGGGATCCTGGATAGTAGGGTCGGTCCACCAAGTAGTGTTACCTGCGCTCTTCGGGGTCGGCATCTGCATCAACGATCTCCTTCAGGAGGGTCAATGCCGCCAACATACCAGCAGAGTAGCCCACATGCCACTGATATTTATCGTAGTTGTCGGCAGCGCCCTCGAGCAATGCCAGCCCGATATCGCGCCGCCGACTCTCTATGGCCCTCTCGAAGTGCTTCAGCACTTGCCGCCCTTCATGTAGCCGCCCTTGGCCATCTTCGTCATGCCACCCTTCTTGAAGGTGCCCATGTCGTCACCCCGGAGGGTGGCCCTCTTGGCGCGGGCAGAGAACTTCTCGGTGGGCAGCTTCGAGGGATCGCCCATCTTGCCGCCCTTCATCATCTTAGCCATGTCGTTTCCTTTCAGTAGTACTTGGCGGGACGGGTGCCCCGCTGCTCGGCGCCCTTGCCCTTGACGCCGCCACCCTTGGAAAAGCCTCGGGTGATGGTGCCCCGGTCTGGGTTGTTGCGGTCACTCCTGGGGGGCGGTGCCTGGCGGCGTCGCTCCTGAATGCCCTTCATCATGTCGTCCATCTTGGCCTTGTTGTTGGCGGCCTCGAGGCGCATCTTGTCCGCGAGGTACTGGCCCGAGCTACGGTACTCCGCCTCGTCCTCAGCACTGACCTGGCTACCCTCTGCAAACTTCTTCACCTTGCCACCCTCCTTGAAGGCGGGACCCTTCGCCCGCATGGCGCTGCCGAGAAAGCCGCTCTTGTCATCGGCCTTGTTGAATTCCTTTGCTACCTTGGGTGGAACGCCCACCTTCTTAGCAAAGACTGGGT